GTACTCTTCCATCGAGACTTCGGCTGGATACTCCTCCAGAGGATCTTTCCAAAGGTAATAGCCGAAGTCCGTGATGACCCGCTTAGTGAACAACCGTACAGCATCCTGCATCCCCGCAACCCTCTGGTTGGCACTGGAGAAGAGGAGTTGGTCCTGACCCAGAGTTTCCGACTGCGCGCCCAGACCACCGAGAGCATCCAAGTTTCCTGCTAGCCAACTGAACATCTCCTTGGACTGGAGCATGAACGCGAAGTTCTGCTGGCTGATGCCGCCCGTCGAAACCTCCTCGACTGGTTGCCCTCCGCTGATCGCAATAACATCTCCGTCGTTTGCCTTGCGGAGACGGTCCCCATCCTCGGAGTCGTGTCCACGTACAACACCAACGGTCTTCTGACGCTGAGCCTGACGATCCAGCTTTCGATAAAGCCCGTTGACAATCTTGTGGAGTCCCTGCCAGAGCATGGCGGGGGCCAAGGGCATGGTGTTCCCATCAACTTCGTTGAAGAACAACATATGGAAAGGTCCGTCCTCGGGTCCGTCCCATTCCACCACCCGCAGGGGTGGATCTCCCTCGTTTGGACCTAGAGTTACCAGCAACTTGGACTTGGGGATCCAGATCTCCCACAACTCCACCTTGTCGATGTACCTCTCCTGCAACATCGTGCCGTCGGAGGTCATGGAGCTGATCCGCTCGTCCCCGCCCTCGTTGTAGTTGGAGAGATCCTCGGCTTTCAGCTTGTTGCGAATGTTGGCCTTGAATTCACGATTTGATTGCGCGTCTTCGAGGTCCATCTGGTAGCGGTGGCCCATGTAGGTACATTCTTCGAGGACACGGGCCGACATGTCGTGAACCCAGTCGTCCAGCAGGATGTGACTGACGAACGGCACGTTCTTGTCGATCTCGTGCCCTTCGATCTCGAAAGTCCCCTCGAAGGACTGGCCGACCTTGATGATCCCCATCGAGAAGAGAGCTGACCGCACAGCCCGGCGTAATTGTGTGTGGATGTCGTACTGGCGAAGTTGGTCGTTCATGACCGACTCCAGCTTCTCGGCAGACGTGGAGACTCCTTCCCTGCGGGAGAAGACGTTGACCTGCGGGGGCCGAGAAACAAGCTGACGCTCGTAGATGTTGGAGGCAAGCTCCATCAGGTTGACATGGACGGGCTTCTTGGCACCGCTGTCGGAGTAATAGACACCGACAGACTGCTCGACGGCTTCCTTGTGCCTTTGACGGAAAGGCTGGAGCTTGTAGCGGGAATACTCCATCGAGCGACGGAGACGCATGAGATGTTTTTTGTTGTTCGGGTTTGGCATCTACCATTCCTCGGTATACGTTTCCCGTTGTTCTCGTCGCCAAGCCAGTGACATCAGGGGCGGTCCTTGCTTTTCCTTATCCGGGGACTGCATGGCTTTCACAAGAACCTTTGAGCAGAGAGCGTCAGCAATGACTACGTCTCCATGGTTATCTCCCCGGTCTGTCGGATCAATTGAGTTGACTGACCCCGAATGTTCAATCTTGCCGTTGGGGAGGTAAATGAACTCCCCGGCTTGATTCAACGCTCGACCTGACGGGTTGATGAAAGCCTTCGTTACCAACGAGTTCCGGTAGTCGTTGAGAAGGTCTTTCTTTCCATCGCCTGTCGAAAACCAACCGGGCCGGTCGGACTGCTTCTTACGAACGGATCGTTCGTCAGTCATGTAGTATATATTCGAGAAGCCGCAATCGTCTACGACGGTTTTGCCAAAGGTTCTTCCGGGGCCGGTAGCTTCCCAGATAAGGAAGGCAGGGCGTCCTCCCGGTCCTCTGAACATTCGGCAAATAGCGACCACGAGTTCTGCGAACTTGTTCGCTGACATCTCGTTAGTGCAAAGTTCGGCCACCTTCTCGCCGCTGAGACGATCACCGACAGAAATAGCGGAATCGCTTGCGCCAGTACCCTGAGAGATATCGCAACCCACAACATAATCACGATCATCAGGCGGCATGTTGTCGCTGTCCAGCGAACACCACAGGAAAAGATTCCCCCTGTCGTTCTCCTCGAAGAGGGGTTCAAATCCGGGCTGGACGTAGACGGTTCCAACGTAGTCCGGCTCACGACAGTAATCCCTCCTCAGCTCGCGAAGGGTTTCGGGAGGAAAGAACGGGTAGGCACTTCCTTGGTAATCAATATCCAGCTGGGTAGCGATCTCGACAGGGTGCGCCCGCCGCACGACCTCTGCATCATACCAAGGCGACCTCAGTTTCCCCTCGTCGTCGGTCCACTGACCCTCCCCTTTCTCCGGGTGATCTTGCCAATGCAGCCTGAGCCTCGGCGTTCCCTTCTGTCTCTGGGCATAGAAGGCATTCCCCGTTCCGCAGGGCGTGGAATTGAACAACCGGCAGTTGGTCGTGTCTGCCGTTGCGGAAAGAGTCTCCCAACCACCGCCCTCGAAAGCCGCAAACTCGTCAATCAGCATCGAGGTACGACGCCCGCCACGACCGATGTTGTCGTTGGTACTCTCGCCCTCGATCTTTGACCCGTTGTCGGTGTTGATGAGCTTCAGCTTGTTCCTGATGCAATTAGGACGCATCCACTTCGGTACACCCTTCATCAGGAAATCAATGTGCCCGAACAGGGAATCCGCTGATCCGTCTACCAATGACTCCTTCCGCGATACCATGAGGAAGGACTGGAGGGGGTGAAACGTCCATTTCCAGTAAAACAGCGTCAGGCACATCCAAGAAGCACCCATGTCGCGGGACTTCTCGATGATTACGTCGTGTCCCCGGTCTTCCCTGCTGGGGAGTGCCTCCGCAAGACACTGGAGGGCGTTGTCTTGGAAGGGGTAAGTGATGAAGGGGATCTTCGGATTGGGCTTACGGGGGTCGTAAGTCCAGCAAAACAGGTTGACGAAGTAGAGGATGTCGCGTGAACAGGCGTCCCAGACTGTTTGCTGGAAATCCCGGTCAGACGCTGCCCTCGTCAACATCGCCTGTCTCGCCTTCAGGTTCTCCTCCATCCCCTTGGGGATCATCCGGTACAACGGTAGTCCCGAGGGATCGGAGCATGCTTGCGATTTCAGCAGTGGAGCGGGCGGCATCCTGTACAAACCCCTTCAGTTCGGCGTTCTCGTCCACTTGCTTGCCAACCATTCTCATCCACTCGACGTAAAAAGCCTTGGGATCGTGCTTGGCAAACTCCAGTAACCCCCAAGCACCCGACGACGGAGCATACTCCGGCTCGATGTTGCTGACGGCTATGTTTTCGTACACCCACTGGTAATCCTCTCGCAGAGAAGAGCTTTTCCCGGCGAACGTCTCTCCGGTGGGCCTCGGAGACTCGGCACGCTCCCGCTCACGAGAAGGTGGAGCAGACAAACTCGGAGCGTTCCCCGCACCGAACTCCGAGGCCGCGACCGCGTAAGCCTCAGACGGAATAAGACCCTCGGCGACAAGTTCTCGTCGCCTGTGTTTGAACTGTTCAAACTTTCCTTCCGACTTCAGCTTCGCGGCTAGGACTTCACTTGGCGATGACAAGGGGACGCTCCCTAGTGAGGATCTTGGTCTTCCCGTAGATGTGCCCGTAGATGGTCGTCTTGGCTTCCACCTTCCAGCCCCGCTTGCCGATGTCCTCCACCCGGATGGCGTCGAACTCCTTCTTGGATGGCATCTCGACCTTGGGGTTCATGGCCCACTCCACACCGGCTGTCTTGGCCCATGCTCGCATCCTGCGGACGGGGACGTAGAGGGAGAACCCCTCTCCGGCACCTCGGACGAGCATGCCGATATAGGTTCCCTTGTCCGCGAGGTAGATCCCCCCGCCAGAAGAGCCGGGGAAGGAGGTGGCGTTTGTCTGGTCGAAGATCGTCTTGCCGATCAACCTGCCGTGTTGGGACACGATCCCGTCCGTCATCGACCCGCTTCCTACAGATCCGAGCAGGCTTCCGACGTGGAAGAGGCGGGTTCCCAGATCGGGGGGAGACTCCCCCTCGTAGAAGGTGACGCCGGACTTGAACTGGCCCTTGGCCCGTACCCGGAGGATCGCCAAGTCCTCGCCGTAGGTGGCGTCCGTGTACTTGACCACCTGAGCGTCCAGCTCGTAACGACCTACCGTCCTGCCGCTCTCGATCAGCGTCTTGACGACCTTGGCGTCGGAGAACTCCACAACGGTCTTCTGCTGGCCCGTCTTGGGATCCACGACCTTGCGTGTGCTGCGGAGGCCGTCAATGACATGCCCTGCCGTCCAGACGAAGCACTGGTCGTCCCTGACGTAGATGACCCCACTCCCCTCGGAGAACCCCGCTTTGATCGTGACGGAGATGTCCTGCAAATGCCGGGGGATGTTCGGCTCAGCCGCACCAGCCACAACGAGGGTCAAAAAAAGAACGTCGAGAGCCACGAAGATAATCCATCCTAAACGCTTCATCGCTTCTTCTCCCGAGGCTTAGCCGAACTCCACTCCGCTTCCCTGAGTCGAGACTCGCAGAAGCGACACCAACTCCACATGGCCGTGCTGAGAGTAGCGTTCACGAGTACCAAGGATATGACTATCCCCAGCACGTTACCTTCGGACAATACCACCATCGCCGTGATCGCGGCAACCGCAAACGCCTGTATGGATACCAGCCCCACGAGAGAGGCGAAGATCCAAGATAGCCGGGTTCCCATTTTGGTGTGTCCGTGGAGGTAGGTTCACTAACGTCCCTGCTCAGCCAATCGGAGGGGGGTCGGTGGGGAGATCGGACACTACATATAGCGATACGATCAGGTTTGCACCACATCATGTGGTATGCGTAGCGTCTGATAATCTCTGTTATGTACAGTTGAGATCGCGGGCGTTCGTGCATGAAACAGGCTGCAAAAATCGTGCGAGTCTACTACAGGCACCACAGCACAGCACATCGCTGCCTTTATACGCCGAGAAAACTCCAACACTCCAACACTCCAACACTCCAGCAGTTTACCGAGCCACCGCAACCTAGAGTAATCGCCTATTACAGTGTACGCAAGTCCGCCCAGAAAAAAGACGATACTCCTCGCAGCAGAGAATACGATTCCTACCTTCAAGCACTGGAGACTATGATGGATGATTCAACGCTGTTCGCTGCGGCTCTTCAGTTGTTCGCGATCATTGGTGTGGGCACGGTGGGCCTACTGGTATGCGAGTTTGTTTGGCGTCGTGCCATTCGACCCGTCTACCAGATGGTCCGCCAGACTCCCACCATTGCTCGGTTACAACGGGAATTGGACGTAGCCAACTCTGCGGTCGTATGTCACGAGAAACGATTGGCGAAGAAAGAACGTGTCATCTCTGACCTTCGTAAGACGGTTGAAGAGGCTACGGAAACCTGCTCCCGCTGGTCTGAAATGTACCATGCGACACCAGAACCGGAATCGACACCAGTTGACAACAACGGTGGCCAAAAACTCACGCGGGGACAACGGCGACGGCGTGCCGCCCAAGCCGCAAAAGCCAAGGCTATCGCCAACGATACTGGTGGCGAC